CAGCAGGTACCTGCGGATGCAGTGCCGAGTTGGTCTGGGCGCGTAGCCGTGACGGGTGGCACGTCGTCCACCTTGACCCACAAAAGGCGCTGACGTGTTCAGCGATGACCGTTGCCTCTGGTTCAGACGCAGGAGCAGCCTGCTAGCGGTCGCCTTCCTTTGCTATCCTCCACATCAGGAGGGCAAAGGAGGTTTTGGTGATCGTGCGGCAGGAGTGGTGTCTGATCTGTTCTCAGCGCCCAGTAGAAGGGGTGATTCGGCGCGTCTACCGACACAGCGGGGACGTAGTGACACTCGATCCAGAGCAACCCGTGCCCCGTATTTGTCAGGTCTGCGCCGATGAGCACCACCAAACACCCGCCAGGCCAGAAGCCGGGCAGAGCACCTTCTGGGAGTTCACCCTCGCAGTCGATTCAGCGTGAGATGGGCACCGCGAATCCCCGCATCTTCGCCATCTGCAAGCGTTGTGGCTTTGAGCGCGAGCACTACACGAGAAAACGGGGCACGCAGAAGGTCAGCCCATGCGTGATGTGCTCTCGCGAGACGGCGGCGACACGCGCAGCCGCCAAAGCTGACGACCCCGTCTGGCGGGAGCGCAGGCGCCAGCAATACGAGCGCTACAACCGCTCTCCCAAGGGCCTGGCTCGCTCGAATCGTGCCCAGCAGGCGGATACACCAGAACCGGGCGCAGAGTCCCTGGATGAGATAACAGACCGAGGCTGATTCTCCTCCGTACAAAGCAACACCCCGGTGGGGACCGGGGCGTCACGGAGAGATACGACGTGACCAGTCGTGAGAACGACGATTCCGTCAGCACAGAGGCTACACGAGCACCGCAACGACTACAACCGCAAACGGTCGCGGTGTAGCTGCTTCATCCGCTAACATGGGGCGACCCTTGTGACCAGGAGAAGCAATGCGCTCCGTCAGCATTCCAGTAGGCGCTCTCTACATCGAGCGTGGCGCCCTCAACGAAGCAACGCGAACCGCCTTGATCGAGCACGGCTTGATCGCCGAAGCGGGGATCAGCGCCAACAGCGCCATCATCAATTTCGCTGTGCCTCGCGGTCTCGCGTCCAAGTTCCCTAACCGCTCGGCGGCAGACAAAGACCAGTCGGCGCCGCACGTCTCGCTCCTGATCGTGGGAGACGTGAGCGGCAAGCAGTGGGAGACGGTGCAACGCATCGCGCATGAGGTCGCGTCGGAGGTCAAGCCCTTCTCCGTCCGCATGTCGAACTACGCCGAGTTCAATTTCGGGGGCTCGGGCGGGGTCAACGTCAACGTCCCTCATATGACGGTCGAGTCGCCCTACCTCTGGTGGCTGCACAAGACGTTGTGGAACCGGCTGAAGGCCGAAGGCGTGCCGGTATCGCATCGTTACGGTGCCGACAGTCCGAGCAGTCCGTCCAAAAGCAAGTTCGAGGCGCACGCAACGCTGGGCATCCGCCCCGGCAAGGCACCGGACAGCTACGACGGCCCGAAGCCGACCGGCTCGTGGACCGTGAGCGAGTTCGGCGTGGGTCTCGGCAAGCGCAAGCCGATCAAGGTCAAGCTAGGCGCACCCGTCGCCGTCGCCGAGGCAATGGTCTCGGAGGCCGCGAAGGGTCTCGGGGCATTGCCCGACAAGTATGGCATCGCCATCGTCAGCGGTGACGCGATCTGGGACATAGAGACCGAGCACGGTATCGAGGCTGACCACATCGTCACGTTCTGGGATCTGGAGCAGAACAAACAGCCCACCGGCTACGAGGAGTTATTCGGTGCCATTTCGATGTACGGCGCAGATAATTCAGGCTACGGCGAGTGCGGTGGTGCTTACGTCGTGGCCTCGTCTGGTGTGCGCGGAGAAGGCGGCGGCTTCGGCCCGATGCTCTACGACGCGGCGGTCGAGTTCGCCACCAAGCACGGGGGGTCCGGTCTCACTAGCGACAGGTCCAGCGTCAGTGGATCAGCCCACCGGGTGTGGGACTACTACCTCAAGAACCGCCCCGACGTGAAGCAGCATCAACTGGACAAAATGCCTAGTGATCGCAGAAGCGGTTCAGGCCCCCAACTCACCCCTGACGATCCGAGCGACGATTGCGGGCAGGGTTCAGCCAACAGCCATGACGGCTGGCCCGACTCGGCTGAGGCGTTCTACTACTCGAAGAAAGCCAGCGGCGGTGTGCTCTCCAAACTCGCCAAGGCGAAGCGCCTGGTGGTGCTCGGGGGCGCCAAGTGGCCCGGCGCCATGACGCATAAGCAGATGGAGAAGGGCGGGAGCAAGTTACGTCAGGCAGCGCGGAAGGCAGAGAAGGCAGCGCGGAAGGTGGCGCTCGCAACGCATCACAACACCGTCAGCATGGTGCAGACTCTCCTGGTCAACGAGGTCCCCTACGAGGAACTGCTGCCGTACGACGGCAACGAGGTCGGGGTCGCCGTGAACAAATACGGCTCCAGCACGTTGAAGCTGGCGTGGAAGGCGCTCTACACTGCGTCGGACAACCGCGAGATAAGCGCAGACGATTTGATCAAGCTGATGAAGGAGATGGTGGACGCCTCCAAGACCGAGATGGCTCACAGGCTCACGATCATGACCCCCGACATTCGGAAGATCGTGTTCGCGATGTGGGACAAGCTCTCGACCGAGTACTTGTTCTTCGTGCGCGACGAGTTCGTCAAGCCTACGTGGCGGGCTATGCGCGACATGCGCGTCGTGAAGGATTGGGGCCTCGCCATGCAGGACTCGATGTGGGAGGCCGCGTTCGGTAAGAACAGCCGCGAGGTTCTGAACAAGTGGTACCGCGAGTGGGAGCGGAAGGCGTCGAAGGTGCGGGGCGTTCCGCTCCACCCCTACGAGAAGAAGCGCGACAAGAAAGACAAGAACACCGAGAAGAAGGTGGACAAGATCCTGAACCTTCTCCAACCGAGGCCGCTTGGGTCGCGCGTGACCCGCTCTGCGGGGGCTCTGCGTAAGGGCGACCGGGTGCGTGGCGCGGCTGGTGGTGGCGTCATCACACGCGCCTACAAGGCCGGGGGTGAGCCTTACGTTGACGTTGAATGGGACAAGGCACGCGGGGGTAGCCGCATAGGCCAAGCTATCGGCGTCGATGGGCTGCTCCCCGAGTCCGTGCTGGGAGAAGCCGCGAAGACCCTGGCGAGTCTGCCGCCGCATATCGGTATAGCCATCGTGAACAGTAACGTGTCAGGCAACATGGACGTGGGAACCTATCACGGCATCCCCGGCGACTACATCATCTCCTTCTGGAATCTAGCGAACGGGACGCAGTCGCATCCCCGGAAAGACCAGTTGTTTGGTGCGGTGTCTGTGGCCGATCCGCATAAGCGGGGCTACGGCCAGTGCGACAACGCTCTCGTCGTGAAATCTGCTGGTGTGCGTGGGAGCCGTAGCGCGGGGTGGGGGCCGTTCCTTTATGACGCGGCCATCGAGTTTGCGACGAAGAAGGCGAAGGGCCTTACGCCTGACCGGCACGACGTGAGCTACGAGGCGCATCAAGCATGGGATTACTACCAGCACCGTCGTTCCGACGTGAAGGCGCACCAACTCGACAACCCTTACGATCCGCGCACGCCCCAGCGAAGCGACGACTGCGTGGTCGGGTGGTGTGCTCGCCAAGCTGGCGAAGCAGAAGCGCTTGGTCATCATCGGGCGCATAGGTGTTGCTTTGCCGGGTGCGCTCACGCTCGACCAAGTTCCCAAGATCGTGATACCGCCTGAGTTCCTGATTCCTGACGACCGGGGATTCAGGCGAGCGATGTTCGGTTTCTTGATGGACGAGAAGGGGCTCTACCCTCTCGAACGGAAGGAAATCGAGTCCCGCTACGGAGCCAAGATCCGCAAGGCCGCGAAGAAGAACAACATCGTCTTGAACGATTTGGGGTGGCGTGAGGTCGTGAGCCACGTATGGAAGGCCATGAACGTGCGCTTCGATACGCACGCAGCGCACGCTTTACCTAAGAAGGTAACGGCGTTTTGGGATGCGGAATACACGGCAACCTCGAAGCTGCACAAGACGCGGTACGTGAACTACGCCTTGACCGCTATGCGCAAGGGTGAGTTCACCGATGTTGGCGGGCAAGAGGAAGCGTTCAATGAGACGTTCAAGGAGTCCGCGCGTGAGACGTTTAACCGCTGGTACGCCAAGTGGGTGTTGGACGTGCGCGACAAGCCCCCGACGAAGAAGGCGGTCTACAAGGTTCTAAGGAAACAGTGGCATGGCAGCGGCCCGTTCCGCGTTACCTCTGGCCGAAAGATCCGTTTGGACCGCAACCATCCAGCCGCGCCGTATGCGAGAAACGCATTGGCGACTCTCAACGCCAGGCTGTTCCCGCACCGAAGGGATGGACCCTACAAGGTCGGCAGCAGTGACGACCGCTACTCCCACATCGTCATGGGAGAGTCTGTGGTCATCGGACCAGAACACGACACGACCGACATGCCGGTGCGCGGTGTCAAGATGCGCCGCAAGCCCGAGTGGCTGGAGGAGGCGTCTCTCGACGAGCGTGCTCCGGTCGGATCCTTCAAAGGGACCGGGGCCAAGACCGTGGGCAAGGGCAAGGGAGGGCGCGAACTACCCACAGGCGTGTGGGGCGAAGATCGGATGCGTGCATTCGTCATGCACGGGATCGTCGGCAAGCAAGCTGAAATAATCACAAGCACCGAGCGGATGCGCCGTGTCAAGGTCGCGCTAAAGCAGTTGAAGAAGATCCCACGCTGGGAGATAACCCAGGACACGCGGGCGAGGCTGTCCGTTGTGCTTCGCAATGTTGCGGACAAAATACAAGACCACCCTCTCGCTCGCGAAATCGAGCCAGACCTCTTTCAGCGCATCTGGGCGTGGCTCACCGAGTCTGGTGGCGTAGACGACGAGGACCCCCGCAACGACGAGGCCGACGTGTATGCCGTGCTGAGTCACGCCGCCAAGCAGGGCGTGTGGGACGGCTTGCCGGGGGATGACCTGTCCTATCGCTGCAAGCTGCCTGATGACCGTATGGCCCGAGCGCTCAAGCGCATTAACAAGAAGGGCAAGCTGCGGGCGACCGAGGGACCGGACGGAGTGATGCGATACCGGCTGCGCCCAGGCGCGACCTTCAAGGGCGGGTGCGGATCCGATTCGCCTTTGTCCGACTCCGCTCCGCGAATGGTCATGGTGCCGCGAGCAGCACTTTCCTGATGTCCTTACGGCACCGCAAACGGGCCGCGCCAGCGCCTACTGAGTCGTCGTACTACTTTGTAAGACGCGGCTCCTGTAGGCTGCTACGAGTTGTACTCAAAGCTCTGACGACAGAGTACTTAAGTACGGAAGTGGCCCACGAATACAGGCTCCGTGGTGGCGGCTCTACTGTCTTGTGCCAGGTACCTGTTTGGTGATTGCATGACTGACCCCAGCGTTACCGAAGCTGTTGCTCGGATCCTAGACAACATCGGCAAGGGCTCGTCGGAGATGTTCGACAGACTCACTCCGGTGGGCCGCAACTATTTCCTGACGCAGTTCGATCATTTGCTCACCGACCCCGAGGCACGCAAGGCGCTCTACGCGACGGACTATGACCGCGTGCCGCCGAGTATCGACACCTTCCTCACGCACCCCGACTACATGGCGGGCACCGGCTTCTCGGTCTACCCCGGCTGGGTCCCGGTGATCCGCAATGCGTGTCGGCCTGGGTCTCGAATCAGCGAGTTGATCCTGACGGGCGCCCAGGGCCGGGGCAAGACCAGCGCCGCGATGATCGTCAAGCTGTTCAAGATCGTACGCCTCTCTTGCCTGCGGGACCCGGCACGCTTCTACGGTCTGGCGCCCAAGACGCAGATCGTCTTCGGTCTCTACATGGTGACGAAGAAACAACTCGCCAACACCGGCTTCTATCTGATCCGCGACCAACTCATCGACAACATGCCGTATTTCAAAGACGTGTTCCCTCGCTCGCCATACGGCAAAGAGCAAGTGACCTTTGAGCACGGCCAGAAGCGCATCATAATTTCGACAAGTTCAAAATCCTGGCATGTGCTTGGACTCTCCCTGTTCGCGGTGGCCGCTGACGAGATGAACTATTTTGACCAGGGGCAGGGGACGGCTGAGGTCGCCCGGGAGATTGTGACGGAGACGAGTTCGCGTCTTGAGTCGCGCTTCCTCGACGCGCACGGCGACATCCCCGGCATTGGTATCTTCATTTCACAGACGCGCACCGAGGCGGATTTCTTGGAGCAGCGTGCGAGAGCCATGCGCGGAGCCAAGCACTGCATCGTGGATCGTGGCCCGCGCTGGGAGCGTGGATCGCCTCGCCCCTACGCCAACCTCGCTACCGACGCTGCTCGGACAGACGCCCCCTACCTTGTAGATACGATGGCGGGAAAGGTCCCCAGCTTTCGTGTGTTCCGAGGGACGGAGACGGCAGAGCCTCGGGTGCTGGACCGCATCAAGCGCAGGGGAAACGGTAGCTACGACGTGACGGCTATTGACTCGGGCGACACGCCTGACGACAGCAACCTCGTCTACGTCCCGGTCAATCACTACAAACGCTTCATGGAGGACATCTACGGAGCGCTGCGCCTGCAAGCCGACTGTCCTTCGGCGACCTTCACACCGTTCTTCCCCCGACGCGAGGTCATCGAGACCGCGTTCGACGAGGAGTTGGTCCACCCCTGCACGACGCAGACGGTGCGCTGCTACGAGAATCAGGGCGGCGATTTCCGCCTCGCCGACACGTTCCAGTATCAGCGCGTGACCAACGTGTTCATGGGTCGGCGATCCCCGATCCGTCACCCCGAGGCGCCGCGCTATCTACACCTTGACCCCGCAGGCGGCGGTAAGGGAAATGACTGGTATGGGCTGGCGATGGTTCACCCCTCGCGGTTCCGCGTGGCTGAGGCTCGCTACGATGCCAACGACATGGACGACGACGCCGAGGTCGGTGAGGGATTCTCGGTGAAGGACGTGGAGGTCGATTTCTACTTGCGCCTCGACGCTGGCCCGCGCGGCGAGCCGATTGATTTCAAGAAGGTGCGCCGCTTCATTGACTGGCTGCGCCGCATTGGCTTCTGGGTTCGCAAGGTCACGGCTGACGGTTGGCAGTCGCTCGATACCTTGCAGCGCCTCCGCGACAAGGGGTTCATCGCAGAACCTCTGTCGGTGGACAGGAACTCAAAGCCTTACGTCACGGTGCGTCAGGTCATGAACGAGGCCCGCTGCTCGATCCCCTACCCACAGGGTTACGGCCCTGATCGGTGGGGAAGCGTGGAGGAGGCCCTGCGGCGGGTTACCCTGTTCAACGAGTTGGCAGGCTTGGAGTACGACGTGGCCCACGACAAGGTCGATCACCGCGATAAGAACCCTGACGGAAGCCAGGGATCTAAGGACATCGCGGACGCTGTGGTGGGCGCTTCCTATACGTGCTTGATGGATGAGGTCGCGCCAAGCGACAATCCCCTCGGCGGCGCTACCGGGCGAGAAATGTTCGACCGTCACTACAGCCGATTCTTGGGTCAAGATATGGTCCAGAAGTACTTGCCAGGAGCATGAGATGACGAGTCCAATTTGCGCCAATTTCAGTGGGAACCTTTCGGGGGCCACCAAGCAAGGCGCACTCACACCTATCACCGTGTCGTTCGTTCTCGACGGACAGACCGGCCACAATCAACTCAGCGCTCAGGTTGAGCAGGCCGAGACGAAAGTTCTTGACCTCCCGACCAACCTCGGCGGGCCTGTCGCGTCTCCAGACGCGCAGACCTTCCTGCTTATCACTTGCGACGTGGCGAATGTGGACATCAGCCTTAACAGCGCTGGCGTTCCCGTGGGCCCGTTCAATTTCGTGAAGCCTGGTGGCGCCCTACTTGTGCCCGGTCAGGTCGGTGGGTTGCCGGTCTCTGACGTGCAGATTGTGAACGCGGGCACACAGCGGGCGGCGGTGAGCGTCACGGCGATCTTCGGATCGTAGGAGTAGACCATGCAGCCTCGCCGCAAACAGTCGCTCTCGGAGATGATCCTCCACCCGTGGGCGAACCTCAAGAAGATCCAGGGCATCGAACGGCTCCCTGACCGGCGTGTAGCTAAGCACAAGCAACACCCCGGTGACTACGATCCTCTAGTCGGCGCGGGGCAGGCTCAGGCCATCTACAAGGCTCTCGGTCTTTATGCTCAGGAGGAGAGCAGGATTGAGCTGTACGAGAATTTTAGGGAGATGGACTATGACTCCATTATCTCGGGAGTTATGGACGCCTTCGGTGAGGACGCCAGTCAGGTGGACCCCGAGCAGGGCCGAGTGGTCTGGTGCTCCGCGAACAACCTAGACGTGCAGAAGATCGTCACGCGATGCCTTGATCGAACACAGCAGGATCAGCGGGCCTTCCCAACGATCCGACAGCTTGCGCGTGACGGTGACGTGTTCAAGCATCTCGCGGCTGCTCGCGGTGACGGCGTGATCGCGACCAAGGCGTACGACCCTTGGCAGGTTGCCCGCATCGAAGACGACATCGGGAGGCTTACCGGATTCGCCCCAAGCGACGACCGTGGAAACCCCTCGAAGGAAGACACGAACGCGGTGCCCTACTACAAGGTGCTGCACTACCGTTTGCCGTCGCGAGACCTGAAGCAGATTTATGGGGCCGACGCGAGCCTGCTTTGGGGCTCGCGTATCACTTGGCGCGAACTCCAACTGATGCTCGACCAGGTCGTGATTCAGCGCTTATTGCGTAGGCCAGACCGCATCTCGATCCTGGTGGACACGGCTGGCATGTCGCACGACGACGCGCATTGGTTCATCGAGGATCTGAAGCGCAAGATGCACCGAGAGTGGCACCTGAACCCGAGCGGTGGTGGTGGGCTGTTTGGCGGCGGCGGCTCTGGGTCACAGTTCCAGAGCACCGGAGCCCTGCACGACGGCGGCTTCGATTTCGTTTTGCCGAAGGGACCGAACAACAACACGACCATCGAGAACTTTCCGGCGACGAATCAGAACGACCTTCTCCGCGACGTTGAGATGTTCTTCCGCCAGTTGGCGAACGGAATCGGATTCCCTCACGGATACATGGGGATGGTTGAAGGACGCTACAACCCCGAGCAGTCTCTCAGTCGCCAGCACCAACCGTTCGCGAAGCGGGCCAGCCGTCTCCAGCGGGCCTACCTCCAAGAGACGGTGCGGATGTGCATGATTGATATGGCGTTCCAGGGACTAGACCCGACGTTGGACCAGCATCGCTTCTCGCTGCATATGGCTCCGGTCTCACCAATTCTGGAGATGGAGCGGCACGAGGTCATTCAAATGAAGCTGGATCGCCTGGAGCGGGCGCTGCGCATGGGCGTGGACAATCAGTTCGACCTGGGGTTCTGGGTCCCCTTCGTGTTGCGCACCTACGGCGGATTTCCTGACGAGGTTGTCAAGGCGATGTATCCAGGGGAGGAAGGTGCCGAAGGCGCGGACAACACCGCTGACTCATCTGGTGGCTGGTATGAGGGACGCAACGGAAACGGCAAGAAATCTGACAAGGCAGCACCGGACCGCGCCGCGCTGGAGGAGGCCATCATCCGCACCCTCGGAGGCAACCCGGCGAACTTGAGCAAGGTAGAAGCGAGCACCCTGCGCGTGTTGGCTGAGGGCACCGTGGACCCGGAGTCGCTGCGCTCAAAGGGCCGTATCGACGGTAGCTGGCTCAAGGCCGATGCTGGCGCCCGCAAGGCGATGGTCGCCACCAACTTGGAGGAGAGCGTCGGAGCCGACACGCGGATCAAGCCGTTGAATGACGGTGAGGCTCGGGAGTTCCGTGGGAAGATCGCTAAGAGTCGTGCGGAGGTCGCCAAGAACCTGATCTACAACGGGAAGATCATGAGCCTATGAACGACGACGCATCCGCCACGAAGACTGAGGCCGACAAGACGAGCGCGTTCAAGACCGCCACGCACAACGCATTTTGCTCGGTCTGCAAGGTGTGGTACGCGCGAGCGGAGCCATGCCCCAAGTGTGGGCGGGGGATGTTGCTAGGTTGAGACTCGAAGCGATCCCAGATACTCGAATCGTCTACGTCCACGACGATCCAGGCATTCCAGAGGGGATGTCTGCCGATCCCTTCGCGGGGATCGAGTCACTGCTCGCGGAAGGCAAGGCTATCGGTAGCGCCTCCATGAAGGCGAACGTCGGCGAACGCGACCGCTTCATGCGCAACATTCCAACTGCCCGAGTGCGCGAGGCCATCCAACGGTCGAGCGCCAACGCCTCGCGCGTGCTGACCCGGATCTACAACAGTTACCGGCGCTCGCTTCAGGGCGTCGTCGGCGACCTGTCGGCACAGACTACTGACATCCGAGAGGCGCGTCTTAGGTCGTCGAAGCTGATCCGCGAGGCATACGAGCGCGTGCGGGTCGTGGCCCGAAACGCATCAGGCATGGCCCGACTCGGTGCTGATACCGCGATCTTCCGCGAGGAGGAGAAGTGGTTTAGGTCGGCGGTCCGTGAGGAGGTCGGCTATTTCCACGGTTTCCTAGACGACATCGAAAACAACAGGACTCACCGGATCGCCGAGCGTGTCGAGGACTACACCAAGGCGATCCGTTTCATGTACGAGGCGGCGCGTGTTCAGGCTATGCCCGACAACGTGCTGCTCTACTGGACCGGACCACGCAAGCGAGATGACCCGAAGGTGTGCGAGGGCTGCGAATACCTGATGGAGCGTAGCCCGTTCCCGAAGGACACCATCCCAGCCGTGCCGCGCGACGGGCAGACGCCGTGCCTGGTCAACTGCCGACACCGCATCCTCGTCCGCGTCGTCCGATCCATGAACGAGGTAGTCCGCAGGCGCGTCACGCTCCCACGACGAGACAAGATGGTGAAGCACTTGAACGAGGTTAAGAAGGCTAACGGGCTCGGGCGCTCGACGCCGCGAGTCACTGGGAAGGCGAAGAACCCGTTCAAGGGCGACCCCCTCACCAAACACGTCAGCAGGCCAATCCGATGAGGGCTGTTGGAGACTGCTACGAGGCAGCGGCGAACTACGTCATAAATAACAGCGGCGTCGTGTCGTTTCTGGTGCCGCCAGGCGCGACTGCGAGGCCGGGCCTGATGCTCGTGCATGGTGAGGTCACCGGACAGGGGAAGATCGAGGGCGTCAAGTATGGGCACGCTTGGGTAGAGGACGGCGACCTAGTGATCGACGTGAGCAACGGTCGAGACCTTCAGCTACCGAAGGCTGCTTACTACGCGCTGGGTCGCGTGGACAACGACGGTGCCCAGCGGATCAAGCCGAACCTGCACCGCTATACAGCGAAGGAAGCGCGAAGGAACTTGGTGATGCACGGACACTGGGGCCCGTGGGATCTGGAAACGAGCAGCGGCCTATGAGGGACATCTTCACGACGCTAGAACGCAAGAAGAAGCGCGTGCCGCGCAAGCTGCTGATGGCATTGGCCGAGTCTGCGGAACCTCCGAAGGGCGTCCTGGTTGAAGAAGACTTGATAAAGCGGCACTACCATTTCGACGGAGTGCCGCACAAGAACATCCGCATGGTGGACGTGGCTAGAGCGCTCGACAACGAGTCGCGCAAGGCGAACCCGAACCCTAGTCGCTTGGCGAAGCTGGTGGACCGCGTCGTCTCTGGCCTGAGCCATACGGTCATCGCCATCCAAGG